GGTTTTTTATTATTTGTTCAAAGCTCAATTAAAGGCGTTGGAATATCTTTGGGACAATACCTGTTTTTATGTTGGATATGGGGGCAGCGGAATGTCGGGAAAAACTCAATTGGAGTGTTTCTATGCGACATTCAATTCCCTGGCTTATCCTGATACTCGTTGGATGATTGGTAGAACTGAACTCAAAAATCTTAAAGCCACAACAATACAAACCTTATTAAAAACATTTGCATTTTATGGTTTAGTTTTCAATCAAGATTATTATTGGAATGATAAAGAAAGTTACTATTATTTCAACAACACATCGCGCATAATTTGTAGAGATACTAAATATTATCCCAGCGATCCGCTATTTACTGAATTAGGGGGTCTGGAAATAACAGGCGCAATACTTGATGAAAGCGTTGAAAATACCATAAATGTTATCAATATACTTACAACCAGGGTAAATAGATGGAATAATTTAAAATACAATATCCCGGCCAAAATATTGGAAGGTTTTAATCCGGCTAAAAATCATGTCAACGAAAGGTATTGGAAGCCATATAAAGAAAATAGAGAAACAAAGGATACTAAGTTTGTAAGGGCTCTTTGTACTGATAATCCTCACCCCGAAGCAAAGACTTGGGCTGAAAATGTATTAAAAACAGGCGACAAACAAACAATAGAGCGGCTTTATTATGGAAATTTTGATTATGATGATGATGATAACAATCTGCTTACCTATGACAAGATAATGGATTGTTTCACTAATTCATTCGTGGAACCCGGTGAGCGATTCATAAGCTCAGACATAGCCATTACGAATGATAAGTTTGTAGCTATTGCCTGGGAAGGATTGAGAGTAAAAGAAATTGTTGCTATAAATAACGCTTCGAAGCCGGTTGAGACCATGTCCGATGGAGTTATGACACGTATAGTTGATTATACGCCGCTTAAAAAAGAATATGACAGGCTTGCTGTTAAATGGCAGGTTCCACGGTCAAATATATGTTATGATGCAGATGGAATAGGAAAAGATGTGAAAGATTTCATGTCCGGGGCTGTTGGGTTACACACCGGTCAAAGGTCGGTATATCCTGAATATTTCAATCTAAGGTCTGAATTGCTTTGTAAGTTGGCAGAAGTGATTAATGCCAATCTGTTTTATTTTGATTGCTACATTGAGCCCAGATTGAAAGAAACGATTATAAATGAACTTGGACTGATTAAAAGAATATCTGAGCCAGGGGAGAAAATAAGAATTATTTCGACTGCTGAAATGAAAGCAATAATCAATCATTCTCCTGATGTCTTAATGGCACTGGCATATAGAATGTTGTTTGTGTTAACAAGAAAAAAGTAGCCTATATACGAATAGCAACATGTCTTTTATTGGGAAAATTTAATATAATATATTGATAATCAAATATGATTAATTTTAAAAACTAACGCTATGAAAACATCATTATATACTATACTTGAAAAGGATGAAGACCGCATATTATTTGCTGAAATTGCTAAGCTTTTAGGATTGAAAGTTAGTCATTTTACAGAATACTATCCCATCGATTTTAGACATATAGAAAAACACAAAACTCACTATTATATGGAGCTTAATTTGACAGGCAAATGGGCCTGGGATATATCCGATATTTATCATATTATACAAAAGCCAATTTCAAATGAGAAATTCTTGGTTGAGATGTATCGATATTCTTTGTCAAAGAAACTAATAAATCAAAATTAAATATATAATTCAGTTATCCAGCCTTGCTGTTTATATTTTAAATCAAAGGCTGTAATTTAATACTTTATCAAAATGTACGATAAACAAGAGCCCGTTGCATCGAAACAAAGTCAGCATGAATCGATTGCTGTTGAATTTGCAAGTCAAATTTGTCAATTTAGCCATGATCTGCAAAATGAAATGTTAAAAGTTATAAGACAAACTATTTCTGAGCGGCGACAATTAGAAATTGAAGAAACTGAAAAAAAACTTGCGTATCTTAAAAGCACAATGCAGGAATTGTAATAATTAATCATTATCTTTACTTAGTTTTTTCATAGGTTGTAATTTGTTGATTTAGCCATAATCTGCAAATTGGCCGGGGTAATTCCCGGCTTTTTTTATTTTTATTTGCATATATGAATAATTATTCATTAACTTTGTATAAATATACAATCTTAAATGTGGCCCTTTAAGAGTAAAATTAGACCTGCACAAGAGCATGTAAAGCATAAGGTTCAAAGATTGGACGAACCCCCTAAACACAAGTTTTTGAATGTTTATAACAGGCTGTCTCAAAAAAAATACAACTCCGAAAGCTTATTGCAATTAGCAGAGACAGTGAGTCAACTAAGCTCAGTCATAGGATATATATCGGATAAAGCACAGGATATACCGATTAAGCATGTTAAGTTACTTGGAAATGGCAAGCAAAAAGATTTAGGTAGTACGGAATTACTCAAAGAGGTTAATAAAATAAAGATAAACGATGTTATTCAGCAGCTCATCATAAACGGAAACACCTATATTTTAAAACATAATACCCCTGGATTCGTTTATCCAACGTCCTTTGAAATACTGCACTCCCCTTCGATTTATAATATACCGGAAAAATCTTTAGATATATACGGGACTCCTGTCTTAAATATTCCACATTATGAGAATCCATTAGCATTTTTTAGACAGGAACTNGAAACCGGGTTAATGAAACGNCTTGAATTAGAAGATGTGATATGGATAAAAGATTCAAANCCACGNAAGANAGGNNCTAATTACTANTACGGNAGCAGCCGGTTATACGCCGCAACACAAAGCCTGAATGTGCTTAAAAACNTNTANGAAACTATAAATACAATCNTTTCAGCNAAAGGNGCATTAGGCTTTTTAAGNNGAACNTCAAAAGCNGGAGANNTNGACCCNATGATGTGGAAAGACANTCATNNCCGNACTTGAAGATANAATCAATTANGGATATGGNACAACAGACGGGAAAAAGGCTATAATGGCTACTTATGCAGATGCTAAGTGGAACCGGATGGACGCTCCTATGAATGAATTTATGCCGGTAGAGCTGACATCCCAGGAATTTGCTCAGTTATGTAATCAAATGGGAGGTATCCCTGATATTCTTTTTAATTCGAAAGGTAACACGACTTACAACAATTATGAGACAGCATTAAAGGTATTCTACATTAATTGTTTGCAGCCTATAATGTCAAACATACTTGATACTATATCTTTAGATTTGAAATTGCCGGCTAAAAACGAATTACTGGAGCCTGATTATTCGGAAATTGAATGTCTCAATGAAACAAGTTTAGATAAAATTATATATCTCTTTAACAGTAATATAATTACAAAAAACCAAGTATTGGAACTTATGGGAATGCCTGAAAGTTCTAATCCTTCATTTAATGAGATTACAAATGGACAGACAACGGCAACTCAAGCAATTGATGGAAATCAAGGAAATGATTAAAAAAAATCCTGAGAATTATAACCCAGATTTTATCAAAAACATTGAGCTTAAAATAAAGGCTTTGGAGAAAGACAAAATTGTTGAAAAATGAAAATAGATGTTAAAAAAATATGTTTTTTGCCTGATTCCGAAAGGTTTAAATATCTACGGGAAAATGAAAGGGACTTAATTAAAACCAAATGCTCCAGCGAGATAACATCAGACGTTGTTATCTGTAGTTCCTTAAAGCCGACAAAGATTGCGTATAAAGCCTTAAATAGCGATGACAACAATTCAATTATGGTTAAAGTGGTCGCAAATACAAGTAATTGGATTGATAGCCAACTGGACATGATTATTCCCGGGGCTGTTGATAAATCGTTAAAAGAAAGGAAAGGCAAGATACCACACCTACACGATCACGAGCGGTCAACCACGGCTAAAGTCGGTGAGGTGGTTGATATATATACTCAGGATTTATCTTTTTCGGAGTTGGGTATATTAGGGACAGGGATAGCTAATGTATTAATTTTTGAAACAAACATATTAAAAGACTATAACGAAAATATTTTCAATCAATATAAAAATGGAGGGATTAATCAACACTCAATTGGACTGCGATACATAAACATGGTTTTGGCCATGAATGATGTCAATGATCCCGAACATTTGAAAAACTGGAATGAATATATAAACCAAGCTATTAATAGGGATGTTGCGGAGAAAAACGGTTTCTTTTGGGTTGTAAAAGAATATAAGTTGATTGAAAATTCAGCAGTTTTGTTTGGAGCAAATGAGATAACTCCAACGCTGTCTACTTCAGGTAAAAATGATTATGAAATGTTGGAAGATCGCATTAAAGCACTTGAATTGAAAGCCGCCGAAAGCACTTTGAATGACAAGCCGCTATCCGATGTGTTTCTGAAACAAACAATAAATAGTATTAAAAACATTAAATTTTGAAACAATGGATGAAGAACAAATAAAAGCTTTGCAGGCGGCTTTTGAGGAAAAGCTCAAAGAGGCTGCTACTAAGCAGGAAGTTGCTCAAATCGCAAAAGATATGGCAACTAAATTTGCCGAAATCAAGCCGGGCGTATCAGATGAGCAGTTAAAAGCTGTTCAGGAGGATTTTAACGAGAAACTAAAAGCCCAGTGGATTGAGGTTGAAAAGAAACTGAAAGCAAAAGATACTGAAAAATTAACTTTTGGCGATCGTTTGAAAGCCGCTTTTGCTGCAAAAGGACTTATTGAAGTCGATGCAGAAGGCCGCGACATACTTAAACTTAACCTTGATGATGCCAAAAGCGAGGTTAGGGTAAAGGTTGCTGTTGACATGAACACAGCTAATACTACGGCTTCAGTAGCTACCGGATATCAGACTAACTATGGGATGATGTTACAGGGGCTTTTAATGTCCACCGACATTGAAGCAATGGATATTTTCCCACACATGCCATTAGCTGCAATTGAGCGTTATATGGCAAAAGTTGTTGAGTATACCGAAACTGATGGAACCGGATTGAAAGCTGAAACTGCCGTTGCAGGTGATTCGTCTTTCTTGTTAAAGACAGTTGACTTCAAAGTATTCGATTATGCTGTTAAATTTAGAGTGCATAAGAACATGCTCCGCACCTGGACTTATCTTCAGGGACGTATTCAGACAATCGGAATGGACAGGCTGTGGGCTAAAATATCTGCTTACGTGTTGGATAAAGCCGCCGCCGGTGATGGTTCAGCAACTCCTTACGGTATGCTGTCAACAGGGTATTATACTGCTTATGATACTACTCTAAGGGCTGGTGAAGTTCGGGCTGCTAATATTGTGAACGTTATTAAAAATGCTGTTCTGCAATCTGAAAATCAGAAAAAGCCGGTTAATGCAATATTCTTGAATCCGAATGACATTGCAGAGATTGAAGATTTGAAGGATGCTAACGACAATACCGTAAGACTTGCCGGCCTTGTTGTTGATGCTACCGGTCGCTTATCATATATCTACGGATTGCGTGTTTTCAAGAACTCAAAAGTAACCGCAAATACAGCTATTCTATTCAACGCGATGGAATCNGTTGAAATTGGTGACAAATTCAACCTTGAAACCATAATCGGATATGATCAAACTACCGACTTTTCAAAAGGTATTGTTACTATTCAACTTGAAACTGAATTAGCAATTGGCTTGGGTGATCCGCTTTCTATTATTTACATTTCAGACATTGCGGCAGCCGCAACGGCATTAACTATTATAACTGATTGATAAAGTCCCGGGAAACCGGGCACAATTATAATTTTAAAAACAAAAAAAAGATGAAAAAAGTATTATTTTTATTCGCATTTCTGGGAGCATTTCTTGTAANTGCTCAGACTNTCAATCTGACATTCCCTTCAAAGACNACTTACATGAAGGTGCCTACAGATTACACGGTAACCAATACCACAGTAAGAACATTTATTTACCTGGCTCCGGCGGAGTTTACGGCCACCCAAGATTATCTTATTGAACTTGATAGTGTGTCTGGTAATCATACCAATGTGGCAGTTGCGCTTTATGGTTCTAAATTTAGTTCAAGCGCATATTCGGCCATTGGTTCTACTATAAATTGGAAGGGAACAACTGCTGATACAACTATCGTAATTAGTAATGCTACTGCCAATCGATACAGGTACTATAAGGTAACAGTCACAGGGACCGGCACCGGGGTAACGAAGGTCGATAACCAGGAATTTAAATTGTACAAAGAATAAAATCAAAGCCGGGTGCCTTATGGTGCCCGGCCTAAATCTAAAACGATGGAACTAATAGTTGANGGAGTTAANAGAAANNTNCANTATACAATAGCCGCCAAACTNCTNAAAAGTGGCAAGGCTATTCGGNTAGGTGAAAAGAAAGAGCCGGAAAAGAAAATAATAAAAAAACCAGGCAGAAAAAAAATAAAACATNCCAATAATAGATAATACATATTTCATNAACGATATTCAATTACCAGTTGATGAATCTNAGAATCAATTAANATNCCTGATTTTAAAGTNTGAGCCTGAAATTTTAATTAAATCTTTAGGTTATGACCTTAAAAAAAGTGCGGTTGCCGGGTATGCTGAATCCGTTCCGNCGCAGAAATGGATTGATTTGTTTGAAGGTAAGGAATATGTTGTTGATAGTGTTTATTATAATTGGCGTGGTGTTGTTAATACGCAAAAGGACAGCTTTATTGCTGACTATATCTTTTGTAAATTCCTACAAAATGCATGGTTTAACTCAACATCTGGTGTAAAACAGATTAAGAGTGAAAACTCTGAGAATGTTGATAACTCAGGTAAGATAATGCAGGTTTACAATGGAATGATTGACAAAATTAGGGAAATGTGGGCTTTTATCGATTATCAGAATTCAGTAAATGCCAGTACTTATCCTAATTTTGAACCTGAAGATTTAACTAAATTTCTATATTTCTTATGATATACCCAAAACTGGAAATATTCGAAACTGATTTAATTAAGGACGTTATCGATTTGATGCGACCTGATAAGCCTATTTCCGGTATCAGTGAGGCTAACGGTATATCCACTATTACAACT